TCGTAAGAGTCTTTCTTTACATCTTTAATAAAAGAGGAATCAGAAGATTCAATATTCTCTTCGTAGCTTTCGTCAAAGTCTTTAGGGTCCATACTCAATATCCAAATGTTGGGTCAGACGCTTGAAAGCCTGATCTTGATGTTGCTGGATCGTAGTCAAATAGAGAGCTACGGGGTCTTGTCATAATACCATATCTTAAAGCGTCATACAAGTGGTCTTCTGCATTTGTATCAACGTCTTCTGGATTACGTTTATCTAAAGGAATACTTGGTAGCTGTGCTACAAGGTTAGTACAAGTATTAAACATTACTAGTCTAGGTTCATCTGTAAACTCATCTACTTGAAGTCTACGGTGTAATTCATTCTTACCAGCTACACGGGAACCTTTAGAACGATCCGAAGGACGCCAGCGACAACCCCTCATATTCATTTGTTCTGCCAGTGAAGGCCCTGTATCGCCTCTTTTATGCCATAAAGAGCTATCAAGTACGCCGTAACGTATGCTTCCATCTTCAGCTTCTGCCCTTAAGATCATGTCAGCTAAGTCTATAGCTGTAACCTTAGAGCAGTATAACTCCCTATATACTACCAATTGCTCAGAAGGACTGACTGCAATCCAGACAACTCCTGTGTAACTACCATAACCATAGTCACATGCTCTAAATCTTGCCCAACTTCTGGGTATACTGTAAGGCTCTATAGAGTGTATCTTACGGTTAAACTCAGGAAAGGCTGCTCCTTCGTTGATATCCCAATCACCATCAAGCAGTTGCTTACGTTGGTGCTCAGGCATAGACAAGAGCATTGCTTCGTAGTCGCCACTCTCAGCTAGGTAAGGGTTATCAAACAAACTAGCAGGTATAAACTTACGTTGGAATAAAGGTACACCTTCTTTACTGTGTCCTCTAGGGTAGCTTAGTGTGTCTCCTGTTTCAATATCAGTAGCCCAGAACGAAGTGTTAGGTGTAGCTGGATCAATAAACATCTTCTTGACCCAAGCATGACCGGGACCACCGGGGTTAGTTGTTGCTCTCATATACAAACCTAACTCAGGGTTAGCAGATCTCAAGCGACTCCTCATATAGTTCCAGCTAAAGGGACTCTTCCATTGCGTCAACTCATCAAAGGCTACATAGTTAAACGCCTGTCCTTGGTAGCGCATAACGTCAGTCTCTTTGTCTAAGTAAGACATCCAGAGCCTACCACCCCTTGGTGTAGTCCACTGTTGCTTTCTCTCAGACCACTTAATACCCGGTATTGCTTTAGGGTATAACTCTTGGCTCTTCTGTATAAGCTCCCTTAGTTCCTCTGTCGTGTGTCGTACTAGCAGTCCACTAAAGTCTTTATGACCTAAGTTACGTAGAGGGTCTGCTAGTGTGGCGTATGATTTACCACCGCCTGCTGCCCCACCATATAGTACTTCTCGTTCGTTAGCAGCTAGATATTGTGTTTGAGGACCGGGGTTAGCTCTAAAGACAACCTCTTGTGCAAGCTCTACATCATAAGAATCAGGTATAGCTGTTGCATATACTTTCTTCTTTAGTTTAATTTCCTCAGTCTTTATAGGTGTAGTAACCGATTCTTTCTTTTTCAAGTGCTTCGTATTGCTGGATCGTTTCTTCAAGCCAGATGGCAAGCTTACGTTTAATTGCAGCAAGTGATTTACGTCTTCGCTCGACATCTATACGTTTCTTAAGTCCATCATGAGTTATGCGCCTGCCTGATTGAGTAGTTAACCAAGCAGATACTTCCCTGTAACTATACTGCTTTAAGTGTTTCTTTGCAAGCCCTAATAATTCTAATTCTTTTGGGATAGGATTTAACCAAGTGTCATCCTCAGGATCTATCTCGTAACCAAAGGGTACGGACCTCTTAGTTAACCTTGGTACTCTCTCCCAACTCTTTATGTTATTAGGCTTTGGTAACATCCAGTAGCCTAAATCTGTTTTTTGAAAGTCAGTCTTGCGTTTCATTACTTAAAATAGAATCCTTAGGGGGTAGGATGAACAGGCCACCACTAGACTCTACTGCAACCTTTTCAGTTTTAACAAGGCCAGAACGGTCTAGTACCTGACCTGCCGCAATCATACGTTCCTTAACGCCTAACTGCGTAGGGTCATCCAGAGCCGACCCATAAGCAATAGCAGCTTTTGGGCCAAGTCTTGACATGTAGCTTTTAGTAGCTTCAAATATTTCATCTTTAAGTGCCTCTGTAATTGATCGTGTAGGTGTACCATCACTATAGCCAGCCATACGCTTAGCCATAAGAACATCTCCTGCAGCCTCATCAAAGAGTACTTCTAGAAACTTCTGCTGGTTATCTGTTAGCTGCTTAGCCATAGTCTTGTTACCTTTAACTAATGTTGTGGTATATGTAGTTATAACATACTAGTAATAAAAATGCAACTACCTTCTAGCAATCACATTTATTACACAAACACTCTTTATTTAATACTGCACGTAAGATACGCTTAAGATATAGCTTCATGATTTTTTCCTATACGGTTTTACTTTTGCTGCAATTTTCTTCGGTTGAGCCACATACTGCTTACCCGCAGCATTTCCCTGTCGCTTAGATCGTGTTGTAGCGGCATACTCAGCAGAACTAAGAGACTTAATAGCTTTCTTAGGGAGGTAGCGTTCACCCGTAGCTTTCGGTCCTTGCGTTGATGGCTTACCACTTTTAGTAGTCCACTTCTGTTTAGTCCAGTTAGTGAGGCTCTTTTGACTTTTACTTTTTGCCATCGTGCTTTTTCTGAACAGCAAAGTTTGCAGCAAGAGATGCACCTTTATGTGGAACAAACTTACCTGCGTGTTTCATTAACTTCATACTACCATCAGTTTGTTTCATCCAATGGTATCCTTTAGGTGCCTCTACCTTCATGACTTATATCCTCCACCTTTAGCTTTATATTGCTTAGCAACCATCTGGGCTTTCCTCCCTGACCACTGTCCGGGGCTTCCACCTTTACCGCCAGCCTTAACGGATGCCACAAGAGACTTACGCATAGTAGGCTTAGTATAATTACCAGCCGCATTAACGGTAGATTTTGCCTTTGATTTCGCCACGAGTAATTCCTATATCTATTAGGTCTTTGTCTGACATGTTCATAAGAATCCAGTAGTCTGCTCGTAGTTGCTGGTTCTTTTGAAACTTAGTGAAAAAACGTTTAAACATGGTATGACTCCTTTTTGTACCAAGGATAGTTATACCATGTCTAGCGTTGCGGGACTACATACAAGAATGCAATCCCGCTATGCGTAGTAATTACTTCTTCTTAGCTGCAGGCTTCTTAGCCATACCGCCATACATGTAACCACTTTTCTTAGACATCCCACCAGCCATCATCTTAGCTGCTGGTTTCTTCTTAGCCATACCTCCAGCCATCATTTTAGCTGCAGGCTTCTTCTTAGCCATTCCACCCTTATTCATTTTGCCAACACCGTCAGCAGCATAGGCTGGAACTTTCTTGCCGTTCTTCATAGTCATAGGCATCTTAGCCATTGTATCTTCCTTTTCTAAGTTACGATAAAACTACACGTACTAATGTACTTGTACTACTACCCCGTCTATAGTTTAAAATAGTAGCATTGCCTATAGCTTTAGGTACTACAAGAGAGTGTACACCAGCAGGAAGCATAATATCACTATCAGTAATATCAGCCTCTGCTACTCCAAACCCAATGTCTAAAGCGTGACTTGTTTCAATAAGCACCATCTTAGCGTCAGTGCAAACTACGTGTGTAGTAGCAGTATCACCTAGAGTAACTGCATCTTCTACAGCCCATCCTAAGTGTTCTCCTACTAATGCTGCTTGATCAACCATTGGTTATTTTCCCTTAATGTACTGAGTATTCTAACTCAACAGTAAACCGACCTGCAGTACCATCTGCGTTCATAGTGGTAGTAGCAAATACATACAGATTATCGTGTGCAATAGCTGCCTGTACTAGAGGATCAAAAACGTGATACCCTGCTGCATCCAAATCAATATCAATTTCAGTTACTGAGTCAGTAGCAGAGATACGTGGATTGAATGATGCAACACCTGCACCTACAATTTCTGTACCTGAAGATACAACAGCAGCATTAGTAGCAATGCCAGATGTAGGATTAAGTGCTAGTCCACCTACAAGTGTTGGTCCTGCAACAGTAGTAATAAATACTACAGCACGATGGATAAAGAACTTAGTCGGGGTTATAATACCTGACGGAGTAGATGTATCTAATGTACCTAACTCTACCAAGCAGTCTCCATCTGCATAAGCAGAGGCAGCATCTGTAGCTGCCAGTGAACCTACAAATGTTTGGATCTTACGTGTACCAAATGAGTGTAGTAATCCTGTACCTGTAATACTATCTGAGAAAGTACCTGTACCAGTTACGTCAATGCCATCACCAAAAGTAATGTTAGTTTGATAGGCTTCAATGCCTTCTGTTAGTGTAGTTGTTGCCATGATATGTATATCCTATATGTTTACCATTTTACTTTATCAGCCCAGTATGCTGCGCTGAGTTTTCCCTTTTTTATATTCTTACCGTGTCTTGCTTTAAAGGATGCACGTTTTTTCTTCATGCGGTCAGATTCACCCGCTTTTGGTTTACCTGCCGTTTCTGCTCCCTGCTCACCGAACCTGATGAGCTTAATGACTTTACCTTCTTTGGCAAGTACAACGTGGGATTTCGTGGGATGCTTAGGTGTCTTCTTAGGTTTGTTGTAACCTTCAAACTTTTCACCTCTATATTCTATTGTCATTACATTAGCTCAAAATGGGGACCATCAATAAAAGGCCTCCGACTTTGGCTACGACGAAGATCAATGTACTTCATCATGGCATCTTCAGAAGTGCCAGGGTATGTACAGATATCTCCCTCTGACCAAGCGGCTCCCCACTTGATAGCAATGCCCAGTTCCTTTGCGGCAGCTTTCATTGCATCACAAAGATCATCATAGACATTCAGTTCCCAACAACCTTTGCCATCAACATAAGCCATTAGATCAACTGCCCGACCAACAAGGTGCTTAGACTTCATGGTCTGAGACTTACCTGCAGCTACAAGTTTTTCTTGCTCTGCTTCAGTACGCATTCCATATACTACACCAAAATCTATTTTAGTTAATTCAATAGCACGTTTAACTACTTCAACTAACGTTTCGTCTACGCCTTCAAGTTTAGCAAGGCTACGGCTACTTAAATTAAAACTCATTCTTCTGCTACCTTTATGTTAAGACAGGCAATTGCAATACTGGTATCTGTTATCATAATGCTTGCCCTTTTTTTAACTTGTTCGCAGATAGATCTACTTTCATAGGAAGATATCTGGAAGTACTCTAATGGCATACCCGAAGTTAACTGCAACCAGACTAAAGCCCACATTACTTTTTATTTTTTCTAGCTTTAGGGCGGAGGTACATAGAATCTTCTCTTGCAACTCTTGCAG